ATGCTATATGAAATTTTCAATTTTTATAAAAAAGAACTTGGTATTTACAACCTTGTATTTAAACATGTGAAAAGTTTATATTTTGCAATTCTATCAACTCCATTCATTTTTACTGTGCTTTTTGTTTTCAGATTAATATTCAGCAACGAACTTTCCGAAAAAATATTTGTTAATAAAATAATTTTGCCTTACGCAATACTATCTTTTGTATTATTTATATTACTCAATAGCAAAACAAAAAAAATTGTTAATGAAATATATGGTATATCTTCAAATGCTACATTTTGGAATACCCCTAGAGTTTTAAGAGAAATAAATAAACATCGAAAAAATGAAATATTGAAGTATCTAAGAGAAAATGGAGAGGAAGTTAGTGCAGGTGAAATTAAAAGATTATCAAATATAGCATTCAAAGAATCTGAAAAATTAAAAACAAAATTTCCAATTTTACCTTCTTTTTTTGGAGCTTTAATCATATCTTTATGTAATAGTTTTTTCAATAGCATATTTAATCCTGCCATTACTAAAAATTTAGAATCTGCAATCACTATGTTTATCTATATTATTGTTATTATAGTCATGTTTATTGGATTTTTTATGATATTCCGCTGGGGAATGTATCCTATTTTTGATGATATTATTAATAGGGATAGTAAACATATGTCATTTTTTTATGAATTGTTAAACGATATGTATTATGATTTAAAAAAAGAAACAAGACAAAGATCTTGAAAATAAATATTCAAAATCATATTCCTATCATACATAATCTAAAAAGCCGGGAATCTCTCCAGGCTTTTTATTATTTTGTCCTCATATCCCAAAAATCATATCCCTTATTTACATTTTTAGGTTCGTATCTGACATCCACATGTGTAAAAGTGTCATATACACCAACTCCTCTTGCCCCACATTCTATTGCTATATCTGCAACCGCTTTTGAACTAAGTCCTTTTATCCTTATATCCGCTGCTGTTCCAAGCATATGCTGACTTTTGGGACTGCCTCCAACTTTCCTATTATAGCCTGGATTCCTATATCCAGAATTGATTATTATAGGCTTACCGACCTTAACTCTGATTTTTTCAAGCAGCTCTATCAGATGCCTTGAGTATATAACCTCTCCAGATCCATCATTGCATGTAAATTCTGCTATCGTGAAATGATCTGATATATGGATGTTTTTCATTACTTTATACATATTGTTTTCCTCCCTTTATTTTCCCGGCATCCTGACAGCGCTATAAAACCCTGAAGCTGAAAGCCCTATGGCTGCCCCTACGATAATTCCCTTTGTGAGATTGCCGTTTGCAAACCCAACGGCTCCTATGTACATTCCCGCTCCTAGCGAAACCAGTGGCGCATATTTTTTAGACAGCCCCACACTGGTTGCCGTCTGGACAAGACCGGTGATTAGCGGAACCGCCATAACACCGTATATCTCCATGTTATCCATACCGATTCCCTCCTTATCTAAAAATGTTGTTTTGTACAGCATAAAAAAAGAAGCTTACAAAGGATCCTACCATCAAGCCTATGAACCACTTCAATGTCGTGTTCAAAGCTCCAAGCTTGTCTATCAATCCGCTGAGTTTCTCTTTCATTTCCGCATTGTTTTGTTCCAGTTTATCTATCCTGTTTGAGTGGTTATTTAGCCTTTTATCGTGTGTTTCTAGTTTTTCATCCACTCTTTTGTGTTTCTCCATACATACTCCATTTTCCATACGCTTTCCCCTTGTCTATATTATTTTGTGCTCTCCACATTCAGATCTGAAAGCGAGGACCTTATCTTTTGAATCAAAGTCGGAATCCCCTCCCCAAAGGTAGCTTTTAATTTAAACCCCTCTTCCTCATAGATTTCCTCCACCTGCGTAACCCTAACATCCATGGTGATTCCCCAAGACTTATTTTGAACCGTAACCACATCACCCAGGTTCCAGTCTTTTTCGTATTTAAACGGTCCGCTTTGTGATATCTTTGAATTGAAAGATGTGATTTTCTCATATTCTAAAAGTTTTGCCATACCCCTTTCTTGAAGGTCTTCACTATCCTCAATATCTCTCGCATCAATAAAGGTTACATATCTGTCAAGGCCAGTAGCCTCAGTTCCTACCGCTACGATTTCCCTTGCAGCTCCTTCGCCTTTACCCCCTACAATGGCAAAATTAAAATATCCTATCAAACTGTCCGTTAAGTCTTGAGAATCAATATTGTCAAATTCAGGTGAAAAAATCACCGGCGGATTTATCTGCTGATTTACAGAAAGATTTTTCCCCATGTACACATCAAATATCCACTTATTCAGGTTAGAATCAATATGCACGCCCCACCCAAGACCTGAAACCTTACTGATTTTTTCAAGTTCTTCCGATAGATTCTTGTATCTACTCTGCCATTTTATTATTCCTGCTCTGTGCTGATTTTCAGCTACAACTAAGTTTGAAAACTCCATGCCGGGCACGTCCAGGCAGTTCCTCTGGACATAGTGTTTCATAACAGTTTCTGCATCTGCTTCCTGTATGTCTTGTGCTTGGCCATCAGGTGGGATAGTAATACGCTGGCTCATAATATGTCCAAGGGCGTATCCTTTGATTTGGAGAATTTCTTCTCCCTTTTCATTTGTACCGATCTCCCTATGCCGTATTATCCCTACTTTGTTTTTGTCAGCCCCAAGCATAATAAAGTTGTTTTTTTGAAGAGCCTGTGCATTTTGAACCTTTATGTTCGTAACCAACTGAAATTCACCTGGAGCATGATATTTCCTGCAAAAAACAAGAGAACTGTAATTGTCTATCTCCCCTACAAGTTCCAGGTCAGGCGTTAAAATTCTGATAGGCTTCATACGTTCACCCCTTTAAGTAAAACAGGGGCGCAATATCCGCCCCCTTCGATTATTTTTCTTCTGATGTTGCAGGTGCGACGATTTCCGCAAGAACTGCTTCAACTGCAGCCTTCAGATTGAATGCCGTTGGCACTTCTGCCAGTGTCCTTTTGCCTGCTAGTATTAGCGGAACCCATGCATCCCTTACCACTGCCGAATCTTTTGTAAATTGAAACATACAAACCATCTCCTTTATGAATTTTATGAATTTAAGCATTAAAAAACGCCCCTTTACTGAGGCTCTGCCATTAGCATTGTAAGCTCTGTTATTGCGTTTTGAAGCCCTTGAATATCTTTTTCCAAGGATTCAATTTTCTTTTCAGGATTTTCATATTCTTTATAATTTTGATTAACCTCAAAGTTGCCATTTTGATATATAAATTTTGAAGGGACCGCTCCATCAGGTACAATTACATCTGCGATTAAAGTAAGTTCTTCCTGTAGATTTAAATATAGCGTTTTTTCTGAGAAATATCCAGAAGTAACCTCAAACCCTTCTTGGGCAGGCTTTATGCTTCCTATGTCGATAACAACATTGTCAGTTTTATTAATCAGTATGTCCATGCTCCATGCCTCCTTTATTATTTACAGCGAACTTTTTATCAGCGCTGTTCCTGAGAAATCAATGAATTTCCCGACTTCTATAAATTCACCTGAAGCTTTTTCTCCACTCGTCAAATCATCCTGATTTTTGAATTCCCCGTAAATGCTTAAACAGATTGCCGAGCCTGGAATTGATGAAACATTTGACAGTGCAACGAAGCCTTCTATGGCAACATATGCAGTTGAATCAACCTCAACATCATTTTGCAAAATGCCAAGAAAATTCAAAGAAAAATCAAATGGAAATGCTCTAAACTGCAATGCCCCGTTTGTTGTGTTTGGGTGCAGCGAAAAGAGATATGAACCCTTTACAACCCTATAGTTTGGTATGCCACTTCCTGCTACTGGCGAATTATAGTAGCTTCCAACAAAATTAATGTCAGTGACTGTATTCTCTGTGTATATTAATTTCACGCAGCGCCATCTCTTTGTATATGGTGAGGATGTTTGTGTCTCAGTCAGAAGAAGCTCCCTATTGTTTATTTGAAGCAAAGTATGGTTTCCACCAGATAAATCACCTACATATCTTAATGTTGACATTGATAACGTATTAAAGTTAATAATACGCATGTAAGGATACCCGTTGTATGTGTAAACCAGCGCTATAATTCCTGGCTGGAGGACAATAAACCTATCTCTGTCAGCTCTATAGCTAGACACAGCTAAAGTTGTAACCGTAAAAGGATTTCCAAAGTCAATAGATGTTTCTCCCAATGTGCATTTTCTAAGATAAACCCCTCTTGGGCTGCTCAAATAATACTCTAATATAAAAGTGTTGTTTTCAAGCCCATACTTCATATCGAAAACAGAATCACTTAAAAGCGTATTTGACAGGCTTCCTATTTCTAAAATAGAAACATTGTCATTTTCATCTATTGAAATTTCATAAAAAACAACCTCACTTCTATTCCCGTGCTGACCTGCAACAATGAATCTTCCATCAACTTCAACAAATTTAACATCCCTTAAAAGCACTCCAAAGTCGATATCAGATAAAAACGATAGTGTATTTGATGAATTACCTTCAATATTTAGCGCAAATAACCTTCCCAAAAGTTTATATGCCCCATTATCATATTTCACATAGACTATAAGCAGCCTGTCATCTTCGAGTCTTATAAATCTACACCCGGAAGGATAATATGCATAAGAATTGACTGTATAGCCCTGAATATTTTCCACTTTTTGCTCATTTGCAGCTTCGTCAAAGTATACTCTGCCGCATCCGCAAAATAGGATTGATTGGGTTGTGTAAAAATGTGCATATAAGAATCTATCATTTTCAAGGGGCAGTAAATCTCCGTTGTATTGATAAGTGTTTGTATTTATTTGAATTGCATCTGTCGCAGCTTTATAGCCTGGTGAATATTTAGGGCTAATAGCAAACCTTTTAACCTTTCCCTCACCTGAAATTGAAACAGGAATGTTTGCTGGCAATTGAGCATTTGACTTGCCTGTGAAAATAAGTTTTTTCACATTTTTCAAGTTTTCATCCTTGACTTGCTTTGCTTCATCTAACTCAGCATAATTCATGTCGGGTAGCTGCTCTGGCTTAACTTTACCTGTCTCTAAATCAAGTTCGGCAACTCCCCCAGGAGCCCCTTTCTCTGATTGCATGACAAAGCCTTCCGTCTGCTGGCTCCCAAACCACGTATTCCAAGCAGATTGAATCGAAGCAATGTAGGAATCATATGCCTGCTGTTTTGAAGTTTCCCATGTGTTGTACTCTGCATCTTTTGTTGTCTTATATGTTGTTAAGTAGTCATTGAATTGATTGAAAATTTCAGTAGGGTCAGCTTTTATAAGTGAATTTGCCAAACCACAAACCTCATCATTCAGTCTTTCATCTGTGATTTCGGCCTGTTCTATAAAGCTTTTCCCTGCAATGACTTTGATTTGTGCCAGCGATATCTCATATACATTTTCATCTCTTGTAAGTGCAGGAGCAATTGGCGTTTCTGCCGGGACTCCCTTCAGCACAAAGGCTTTTATATATCTGTTTTCTAGCCTCTTATCCAGGCGGACAACAATTCGATCTATTCTGTCCATCGCCGGATCTGCTGTATCAATAGGCATGTTTAGTGCATCTGTTTCAATTTCGTATTGATAGCCCAGCATCCATGCACAGCCTGTTTTTATCTGCACATTCATGTCGCTGCCAGTGCAGACAACCTGCAGATTTTCCCCACCATTTAAAATCCCTGTGCTTATTACCCTGTTGAAAAATTTTGCAAATTCATCTGCGGTGTAATAGCGTTCGTCCTCGCCCTCTATCGAGTCAAAGAATCCATATCTTTCAGCCATAGGCTCCCTCCTTTCTACTCCCCTATATATCTATTTTTCCATTTGACTTTAACCCTTGTTTTTATGCTGTCGTTGTTGCTTTGGTAGCTCAAAATATTTTCTCCTGGCTCCATCTGCCAGAAGCTACTTTCCAGGTCTATATACGAAAATGCATTCTCGCCGTTGATGTTCACATACTTCTCACCGAAGCCTGTATATATGGTCAAGATGTCATCTTCTCCAAGTTCTCTTTTCACTCTTATGAATTCTCCAGTTGTAACATTTGTCACTGTAGGATTGACCGCAGGGCCTTTGAATTCGATTTCAACAGGGGTTTCCACGTCGCCTCCGTTTATTGCCTTCCTTTTGAATCCCCGGCTGGAAAATGCCGCCGGAAGGGCCAGATTGAATCTGAGCCCTCCCATGATATATGACATTTCTTCGCTTTCTTGAAATAGCTCATTCCAGAAAGGCTGGTGGGCCGTCAGGCTTATGAGGCATCTTGCCATTCTTATGTTTTGGCTTGCGAAGTAGGGAAGCTCATTTACTATGCATTTGGACTCGACCGCCTTGATTCCGTTGTCATACTGGAGAACGCCCTCGTCGTTTTTAGGATTGAACGCCCTTTGGAGCAGCCTTTTCTTATTCTCTATATCCTCCTTGCCTTCCCCTATCACGGCGATTTGAAGCGATATGTCCATTTCCTCCAGGGTGTTTCCAAGATATGTCCTTCCATCCTGTTTTACTCCCTTGCTATTGCTTATTTCAACGCCTGTCTTTATGTCTATTTTCTGCAAAAGATAAGGAGCAGCGTTACCCAAGACAATCTCTGCTCCTGAATTGTTTATGAATTTCATGCTTTTGGCCATGCTACCACTCCAATGCCATCTTTTCTAAAGCCCTTTTGTTTTGCCTCGCCACTTCAGAAGGCGACAGCGGCGCTGGTGATTTTATGGTTATGTTTTGGGTTATGCTCCTGCCGATTTTTCTGGCCAGAGCATCGGCAAGCTTTTCGTAGTCTATTCCTGAAGCGCTTACATTTTGCATTTTGCCCAGGGCTCTTATCGACATGTTTGCGCTTTGAAGCAGCGCTTTTGTGTTTGAGTTGTTAAGGACAGTTTCTCCACCGCCAAACCAAAGAAGTTCCGGCCCTTCTTCGCCTACAACGTGCCAGCCTCTCGTTGCGCTGTCAGTCCCGCTTGCATATCCGTCCGGCATCCCTCTTGCCTTGTCACGTTCTCTGCGTGCGTCTTTTTCTTCCTTGGTTTCTCCGCCGCCTATATTGCCGCTTTTGTCTTTATGGTCTTTTTTGCTCTTGCTTCCACTGCTGCCGTCATTATGGATATTTCCGTCTGTCCCCAGGTAATTGCCATTTCCATCGACCCATGTGTCGCTTGTCTTGAAGCTTCCGCCACTGCTCGAACTTATATTTTCTATTTTCTTAGCCATGTCCTGAGCATATGAGACGGCTGAATCGAATGTACTTTTCACAACTGAAGCAACCCCTTCAGCTGCCGTTTGAACGAGATTTGTGTTTGCAGCAATCCCACTGGCAAACATGTTCATGAAATTTGGAGCCCACTGGTCTGATTCTGATGCTGGGCCGTCTTTTGTAGGTGAATGGAATCCAAGAAAATCTTTTATTTTCTCGGCAACTGAGCGGACTGCTTCTTTGACATCATTTATCTTGTTTTTTATTCCTCCAACAAACATGTCCATCATGTTCTTTGCCCATGTTCCGGCCAGCTCTTTCAGCTTTGTCCAGACATTCACTATTGCCGTCTTGATTGAGTTCCAGGCAATTTCAGCGCCAGTTTTTATGCTGTTCCATCCGTTTGAAACAATCGTTTTAATGCCGTTTAAAACAATTCCCACTCCGCCTTTTATCGCATTCCATATGTTCATTATTGACGTTTCCAGTCCGTTCAGTATGCCTTCAACGCCCTGCTTTATTCCTGTCCACACGCCTATGCATGTGGTTTTTATTCCATTCCATAGTCCATTTAAAAACCCCTTTATGGAAGTCCATATATTCGATGTTGTCACCTTCAGGCTTTCCCAGGCTCCCACAACAAAGTCAACAAGGTCTTGGAAATAGTAGTTGTGGTTATACAGCCATTTGAAGCTTTCTACAACTGCATCTGCAAGCTTTTGAGTTATGTTTGAAATGGTATTTTTAAACCCTTCCCACAGCCCGCTCACAAAATCCACCATGGATTTCCATGTGTTTTCCGTGGCTGTTTCAATGCTTGTCCAAACGTTTGATATGCTCGTTTTTATGCCTTCAAACGTAGCGACAAGAGAAGTCCAAAGCTCATTTGATTTTTCCTTGACTGTGTCCCAGTTCTTCCATAAGGCCACGCCCGCTACGGTCACGCCTGCAATGGCTGCGATTGCTATTCCAACTGGACCTGTCATGACTGTGAATGCCGTTCCAAGAGCAGCAGCCGCTCCCGTCGCCCCGGTGACTGTTCCAGTGGCTACTCCTATGGCCGTTGTCACTGTAGAAAAAGCAGTAACCAGCGTTCCCCCTATAGTTATGAGCTTACCTATAACCAAAAGAACCGGCCCTACGGCTGCGGCCAGCATTCCAACCTTGACAATGGTCTCTTTTGTGCTGTCGTCAAGCCCCTTGAACCACTGAACCCATTCCCCGACTTTTGCAACCACATCGTTTATCATGGGCAAAAGTATCTGGCCAAGTTCAATGCCAAGATTCTGTATTGAATTTAAAGTGTCCTCTATGGAATCCTTTGCGCCCTGGTCCATTTTTTCAAACGCCTTTGCGGTTGCGCCTGCGCTGTTTTCCATTGCATCCAAAGCTCCGGCAAAATCTTCTGATCCTGTGGTAGCTAGAACGGTCACTGCATTAAGTGCTTCAACCGAACCAAAGAGCTGGGCCATTTCTTCTGAATTGCCGCCCGTTTTTTCTTTAACTTCGTCAAGAAATTTTGCCCAGCCCACAGATTTAAGGTGGGCCGCGTTAAATTCAAGCCCCAGGCTTGCAGCCATGTCACAGGCCTGCTTGCTTGGCTTTATAACGTTTGAAAGTGCAGCCTTAACTCCTGTGATGGACTCACTTGTGCCTATACCGTTTTTTGTAAGAGTCGCTATTGATGCAAAAAGCTCTTTGGTGGACACGTTCATGCTGGACGCTATGGGAATTACGCTTCCTATGCTTGAAGCCATTTCCCCAAATGTTGTTTTCCCGTAGTTCTGTGCTGTAAGCATCTGGTCTGAAACAGACTGCATGGCCTCGGTTCCCTTTAGCCCGTATGAATTCATTACAGTTGTAAGACCGTCAACCGCTGTTGTCGTGTCACTAAAACCGCCTATGGCAGCCTTTGAAGCAACTTCGACATATCCCAGCGAGTTCCCTGTGTCTCCCGTGGCCGATATCGTCTGGTAAAGTGTTTCGTTGAGCTCTGAAGCTGCAACGCCCACATCGTCCGAAAGCTCCAAAACAGTGTCCCCTATTTCCTCAATGGGGAGCACCGTCTCGTCGGCAATTGTGCCGACCTTGTTCAAACTCTCTTCAAAATCCATGGCAAGTTTTGCCCCCGCCGCTCCAACAGCTGCAAGTGGTGCTGTAACATTCGCTGTCAGTGTCTTTCCCGCATTTGATACGCTTTCACCCACGGCTTTAATTCGCTCTCCGGCTTCCGCAAGCGTGTTTGAAAGCTGGTTCCACTTGTTTTCCTGGTTTGCTATGGATGTATTCGTCTGGTCCAGCTGCCCCCTCAGGCTGTTAAGTCTTGCCTGGGCGTTGTTATACTGGATTGCAAGGTTTTGAGTGGCCTTTGCATTTTCGCCCTTTGTCGCCCTTGCTTTTTCATACGCCTCTTTCAGCTGGTCAACCTTTTGGCTTTGAAGGTCCACTGCTTTACTTAGATATTCCGATTTGGCCTTTAGCTTGTCGGTTTCGCTACCAAACCCAGAAAGAGCGCTACTCGCATTTTTAAACTCCGCCTCGGCAACTTTGAGCTGTTTGTTTATGCTGCTTATTCCCTGCTGGAATCCCTGACTGTTAAGGCCTATATTGACCTGGAGACTGCCTACTTCTTCCGCCATAACCCTACCTCCTTTCTTAGAAAATCACATCCTCTATACTTGCTTTTTCTTCCTTCAGCCCGTGGATCTCCAGGTGAACATCATACAGCGCCATGAGCTTCCTTAGGGTTGTTTTCCAAAACACACCCTCGCTCATTCCAAGTATCACCGTCCCCAAGTAATAAAGCCAAGGCCAGTCTAATCGACTGTCTTGGCCTCCTGGTTTTTTTCGTCTACATCGTCATCCTCTACTTTTGGCAGTCCCTGCGTCATGGACTTTGTAAGCTTTTGAGAAAGCTCCGCTATATCCGCAAGGGCTATTAGCTTTCCAGCGTCCCTTTCTGATAGCGACTCGTCTTCATGTACAAGCCCTATGTGAAGAAGTGTTCTTATTCCCTTCATTGAGCCGTTTGCTATTTGCTTAAATGCGCTGTTTATGTCTCCGAACTTGTCCTCCAAGTCACAAAGCGCATTCAGGTCGAATAGCAGACGTCTTTTTTTATCCAGTGTTATCTCAACGCCTTTTTGTCTTATATCATTAGCCATTAGTTATTGCCTCCTTGTTTTATGCTGCTTCCGCTGGCTGGTCCTGAACCGCTGTGAACCATGCTTCCAATGTTGCTGTATCCACTCCAGTTTCATCCTCGTCCATAATCAGCCTGTACGCTTCGTCGTAGTCCCTGGCAAAGAATGTCCCTTTGAGTTTTGAATTTTGCGCCTTAACCTTGTCTTTTGTAGTCTCGTACTCGTCTGAAGTAAGCTCAAATTTACCTTTGTAAAGCCAAACATACCTGTATGTTCCGTTCTTCTTTTTCGACCTGAAGCCCATTGCCAGGTATGGCGCTATGTCGTTTTTCGTTTCTTTAAGCGCACCTTTGACAAGCTTTGCTCCCTGGAGCTTCGCCCTGGATGCAAGCGAAAGCTGGTTCAGCTCTATCTCTACATCCACGCAGTCGAATATGTCTATTATCTCTTCCAGGTTGTCGTCCGAATATTCTTTGCTTGTTGAAACCTTCGGCGTTATCTTCGCCATTATTGCCCTTTCAAGCTTTTCGGGTGTTTCATAAGTTGCCGCTGTCTTATCGTCCTTTGTAAGCAGTGCTATGTGAAAATCCCTAAGCCCTATCTGTTTGCTCATTTCATCAGCCTCCTATTTGATTTTCTGCATAAAAAAGCCTGATTACATGGTGGTATACCTTTGTATCAGGCTCATATAAGTCGTATTCGCTTTTTCTCGTAAACCCTGCGCTTATTAGTTTTTCCTTTGCCGCATTGACTATGTCCGCATAGTCTCCCTTGCTCCAAACATCCACCTGGATATAGTGGCCTGTAATTTCTTCCTCGTCCTCGCTGTAGTCCTCGCCCTTTTGCAGGTATTCGAAAAAGGTTATATAGACGCTTTCATTCCCGTCATATGTCTGGAATGACACCGGCACCCCGATACCTGCAAGGGCTCCCATAACTGTTTTGTTTATCATAGCCCCAGCCCTTTTTTGATTTCCTCTTTTATCGCCTCTGCCGCTTCATCCTTCACGGCCTCAAAACCAGGACCCATGAAAGGCTGTGCCGCCATCTTTGTTGTTCCGAATTCCAGGAACTTGCCATAGAAACCGTCTCCGTCCGGGCCCACTTCAACAATCTTTTGGCCCTCCTTTGTTTTTATTTTAGAGACCTTTATGCTTTCCTTGAGTTTTCCTGTCCTTTTAGGAGCCCGGCTTTCAATGGACTCCTTTACAATTTCACCGGCTTTTTTAAGTGCGTTATTTTCAATTTGAGCGCCTTTTTTTCCAAGCTGTTCAAGCCGATTGAGAAGTTCGTCCATTCCCTCCAGTTTTATTTCAGCCATTTCGTCTACACCTCTTCTTTCGCCCACAGTAGGCGTTTCAGGGCTTTTCTCTCCTTGTTGACATTATGACATCAAGCATCTTGTTAAAGCTTGCCTCAATTGAATTTGAAAGCTCGTTTTTTCAAGTCCTCTTTTTTACACCTGCTCTTTGGCCATTATGTTCAGTTCCTTGTGCTTTTCATCAACGTCAACCACGCTTTGGATTTCGAAAACCCTCTCACCCATTTTTATTCTCATGTCGGCTGTAATCCCGGCATGATACCTTGTTATGAACTTGACCTGGTTTTCGTTTTGTGTCGCTGCGGCTTCATAATATTCCCGCCCTTTAAGGGTCTTTATTCCGGCCCACACTTTTTTATGGTCCTGCCAGCGCTGGTCATCCGTAAGCAGGAATCCATTTTCATTTACTGTAGCGTTCACATATGTTTGAAATATGATTCTTTTATTTAGCATCCCTGCGTTCATTCAATCAGCTCCAAAGCTTGTGCGGCTTGACCATATAGTTCACTGCATTCTCAATGTCTTTCGATATTCCAGTCCCTCTGTTTTCATACATATAGGCCACAAGCATTTTTATGGCCATGGGTATTTCCTTGGGCACTGTCCACCTATTTTCATCCGTCATTTCCTCTTCGGCTATAGGTCTGTTTATTTTCGTTTCGACCATTGAACTTGCAGCTTCTATCATGCCACTTATCATAGAATCTTCCTCACTGTGTTCCAGCTTCAAATACTCTTTCATTTCCTCAACCGTAACCATGGCTGCACCTACTTAAGCTTTAACTCTTCAAGCCTTTTCAAGGCCTCGTCTTTGCCCTGGATTTTTTCACCGTTTGGCAGTTCGTACCACCCGGCTCCCTTGTGAACAAGCAAGTCCTCAGCGGGCGATTCCTGCTCGTCCACCTTGCCAAGTTGAACTGCTTTCCCATCCTCGACTGCGGCACCTATTTTGATAAAACTGCTGGCCATATCCTCGGATATTTCAATGCCTACCTCATATTTCCTGTCTGTCAAAAAGACACCCGCAGCTGAAGCAGATGTCTTTAGCATTTTTATGGTCATGTGATTACCTCCTATGCGCCAAGTTTAATCCTTGCAAAAGCTGTCTTTAGAACTGGAGCCCCGTCCGTTTCTTTTCTTCCTATGAATCCAATCTGGTTGGTTTCGGCATAAAGCTCCACAAGCCTTTGAATCTCCATGTTGAGCGCATCAACTATCCAGTAGTAGTCGAAATCCCCTATTATTCCGGCATAATTGCCTGCGGTAAGGACATTTGGAGCGTATTCACTCATGTAGTATGGCCTGTCGAGTATCTTATCTGCGACTGCGCTATTCGGATCCAGGATGTATCTGTTTTCATTGTCCTTTATTTTCATTATCTGTTTTACCACATCCCTGTGGAATATCCAGTTCGCATTTTGGACATGGGCCCCTTTAAGCGCAAACTTTGCGGCTATGAGCCCGTCATATGTCACAGCCGTGGCCGTATTTCCCTCGACTATGTCCCTCGAAGCGTCTATTCCATTATCACTTGCCGTAAATATTCCAAGCGGCTTCGCTACGCCATCTCCCAGCATGAACGCCTTTTCTTCAGTTATCCCAAACTTGTATGCAAGCCTTTGCCTTACAAGCTGCTCTATCGGTATGGACGAGAACTTCACGAGCTTGTTTGAAACCTTTATCCTTTTTGCAACTGGATTCGGCTTGAGCTCCCTTTTTCCAAAGTCCATGCTTCCCTCGTTTCCAGTCTGAAGCTCCGTAGTCCAGTCTGCGTCGTCTACATCCGCATCCAGCGTAGGCGCTCCCAGGCTGTCTGAAGTAGTAAGAGCAGGCAGTACATTCGATATTTTCCTCATGAATACAGCATTATCAAGGTCCTTTATGAGCTGTGTCACCCACTGCTGCGGAGCCACTATGTTTGAGCCTGAACTAGCAGAACTCACAGCCAGCGCCCTCGCCTCTTCCACTGTGAGGTTTGCCAGGTTTCCATCCATAAGTTTTTTTGCAAAAGCTGAGCGGTACTCTTCCCTGTCAGTCGGGTGGATATTTTCCCTTTGCTCCGGACCTTTCGGATCTCCAGATTGTCCCACAGGCTCATGCGTTGCTCCTGTCAGTGTGTCTTCAAGCGCCGCCATCCTTTCCTCTCTTTCAATCTGCTTGTCTATTTTGTCTATCTCGGTCATGTAGCTATTCCAGGTTGTTTCCTCCTCAGCCGACATGCTCCTTTTTTCGCCTTCTGCCCTGTCAACTACGCCCCTGGCATTTTGTATAAGGTTGGCCCTTTTTTGTCTCAGCTCTCTTATCTTTTCTTTCATACGTTTAACGCCTCCTGAATTTATATTTTTTCAAGCAATTCCAGTTTCTTTTTCTTCATCGCAAGGTCTGCACTATAGTCCTCTTTTGAATTTTTGAACTTCTCAAATACCTTGTCTGCAGACCTAAACTCTCCATCTGCCCCCCTTACATCCGAAGTGCTTTGCGAATATGCCGGGTATGTGACCGGGCTGACTTCATGAAGCTGTGCCTCTTTAATGGTCCTTATGGCCATGTCCTGCGTCTCGTCCCATTCCTCAACTGTAGGAATGAAAATAAAGGAGCTTCCGTCAACGTCCCCACGCTCTATCGTCTCAACATACTTGTCAGCCCAGCTTGGCGGGTCTATTTCATACCTTAGCCCGATGTCGTCCTCATAAACTTCAAGTGTCTTGGGCCTTCTCCCAAGAACTTCATGGAGTCTGTGCTGCCATGAAGCTATGACCTTGTTGTTTGGATCTGAAAGCCACTTTTGAAAAGCCCCCCTTTCAAACTGCTCTCTGAACAGGCCAAATATGGGATTTGAAAGCTCGTTCCACTTCACGGCATAACCTACGATTTTTCGCTTGCCGTCTTCCCCTTCCTGGGCCCTCACCTCGGCACTAATGTGGTTGCCTCTCTTCTCCTTGTCATTCAAGCCCCTCACCCCCTTTTTTGATATTTTCAATCGCATTCAAAACAGCTTTCACAAGAGTAAAGTTTCCATTAATCAAGTGCTCGTTGAGCTCCGGTTTTTCTTCAAGGTTTTCAAGCTTTCTGACTTCGTTTCCGCTCATCCAGCCGTCATTAAGAGCCATATGGTAGGCATCATACCTGGACTTTGTATCTCCACGAAGAAGCCCCTCAACGTTGAATTCAGCGTTGTAGTTCTTTCTTTCGTTCGAAGTCATAAGCTTCCACCTTAATGCCTGCTCCCATCTCACAAGCCACGGCCTCATTGTGTGGCTCACAAACTCAATTCCCTGGTGCTCTATGTTGCTAAATGTGGCCTTTTCAAGGTCGGCTATCATGTGAGGCGGCACCCTGTATATCCTGGCCACTTCGCTTACCTGGAACTTTCTTGTCTCAAGAAACTGCGCATCCTCAGGCGGTATCCCCACCTGCTTGTATGTCAGTCCCTCTTCTAAAACCGCAATCCTGTGCTGGTTTTCAAGCCCTCTGTGCATGTCATTCCATGATTTGACCAGTGACTTTTTCGCCGGGTCCGAAAGATTCCCCGGATGCTCCAGCACTCCCCCAGGTTTTGCCCCGTTGCTGAAGAACCTTGCCCCGTATTCTTCAGCTGCCATTCCAAGCCCTATCGTCTCCCTCATGAGGCCTATGGGTGAAAGCCCGTGCCTTCCATTGAGTGACAGCCCCGGTATATGCAGCACTCTTTCTGCAGGCAGTGTGTACCCCTGGCCGTCTATTATTGTCTTATATACAATCTTTTTCGTTTTCTTGTCTCTTTCTGGCCATGTTGATGCCGCATTGAGTGGCCACAGCGCCCTTGGAAAACCATTCGGCCCCCATTCTATTTCCGCATAGCAGTTACCCCGCAGGAGCAAGTGGACCTGAAGAGTCTGCCTAAATGTCATTGAAGTCATTTCCTCGTTGGGCATGTCGTGCAGGAGCTCATACAGCGGGTGGTCCCTAGCCTTTTCCTTCGCCCCTTTTTTCTTCCCATACAGAAACAGCGGCAGTGAAGCCAGTGTTTCACTTATCACATTCACACAGGCAAACACCGCTGAATATGTCAGTGCGGTTTCTTCAGACACCGACTTGCCTGAAGTTGTAACGCCCCCACCCATAAAGTCCACAAATTCCTGTGAAGGGTTAGAAATGGACTCCCTTTTTTCAAACAATCCGCTTAAAAACAACTATTTCACCCCCTTTCTGGCCATAATAAAACCTATTGCCATCAGTACGCTTCCAAGAAACATAAAGGCAATAGGTTCATATATCAAGTGCAGACCATAAGTGCAAATGCCAAGGCCTGCGGTAAAACAAATATCCTCTTTGTACTTTTTCATATAAAAAACAGCCCTCTCTCCTCGTATACGCTCTTTCTCCCCTTGTAAGGCTTTAGCATTGCCCTTGAATGACTTGTTATTAAAGCTACTGCCGGGTCTATCCTGTATTGCGCCTTTGACTTGTCCGGCTTTATGTTTCCCGCCGGGTCCTGCGTTGCCACGACATTGCTCATAGTCCATGTGAGCAGCGGGTTTCCGTTGTGAATAAGCTTTTGCTGCAGCACTAGGTCATATACATTTTTCATGGGTTCGCTCAAAGTCTTGTATCCCTGGCGCACCTCCACCGTCGTGAACCCTTCGTTTTTAAAATCGTTGGCTATCTGAGTGGCGTTCCACGGATCATAGCATATTTCCATGATGTCAAATACCTTCGCCTTTTCAAAGATGTACAATTCTATCCAGTCGTAGTCCACAACCGGACCAGGTGTTAAAGTGATATATCCCTCTCTCGCCCAAGCAGTATACGGCACGTTGTCCCGTCTTTCCTTTTCTTCAATGCCTTCCTCCGGCATGAATGAATGGCTCAGTATATAGAAATAGTCTTCCATGTCAAACTCGAAATTGACACTCGTTATATCCGTGGTGGATGAAAGGTCCATACCTACTATGCAGGGATATTCTATAAGCTCTTTTTCTGTGACTATTTTCTGCGGGCACTCGGCCCACTTGAACATGTTCATCCATCGCTTTTGTGAATTGACCCATATGTTCAAATGCTTGCAAAGGAAATTGTTTTGCGCCGCCGGAATCTCCTTGGCCTTTTCACATTTCCTCTGCAAATCTTCAACATTGCATGAAACTCCAAGATTCGGGTTTGCCTTTATCCAGCATTCGGGGTCTGTCCAGTCGTCTCCCTCGTCGATCTGTGCTATGTACGCAAAGAATGTGTCATCTTCAACGGTTCCCTCAAGTATTTTCACGGAATACTCATACATTTCATAGCAGATTCCATTCCTGTTAAAGCCCGCTGTCGTGATAATATAAATGAGCGGCTGGCTTCTGGCTCCTGTGGCCGTCTCAAGCACGTCATAAACTTCCCTCGTCTTATGGGCGTGCAGCTCGTCTATGAGTCCGAAGTGGACGTTGAGGCCGTCCATGGTATTCGCATCTGACGACAAGGGCTCGAATTTGCTGTTGTTCACGGGTACGTTCATGTTGTTTGTGAAAGTGTCTATATATTTGCTCAGGTGCTTCGAAGCCTTTACCATCCTCTTGGCTTCATCGAATATGATTTTTGACTGGTCACGCTTTGTGGCAGCCGAATATACTTCGGCTCCCTGCTCCCCGTCTCCAGTAAGTCCATAAAGGCCGACTCCGGCAAGTTTTGTGGACTTTCCGTTTTTCCTTGCGACCTGCTCGTATGCTGTCCTGTATCTTCTTAGGTCGGTGTCCTTGTGCTTCCATCCGAATATGGAGCCAATGACAAAGCACTGCCATAGCTCCAGCTCTACAGGAGTTCCAGCCCACTCTCCCTTTGTATGGTTCAAAAATCCAAAGAAATCTATGGCCCTGTCCGCCGCCTCTTCGTCATAGCAGTACTTGTATGATTTCTTTTTCGACTTTTTCAAATCCTCAATGTGCCTATTGCAGGCCAGTATGACAAGGTATCCAGCCACTATGTTTCCGGCGAGGACTTCCCTTGCGTACTTGGTCACTCTATCCACTTTTGCCACCCCTCATGAAAGTAACGAATGGATCTTCGCTCTCATCCGCTTCCTTTACAGAAAGATTTGTCCTGGAGCTTGGAGTCAAGCCGAACTCCTGGGCGAAACTTTTCATAAGCTTCATTGCGGTATTCGCAATCCCAACCTCCGGCCTTTGAATTACATTCCCCTTGTCAGTCGTGTAAGTGTACCCTTTTTCAGATACAAGCTTCTCCGCATCCACCCACCTTGAAAAGTTTTGACAGTATGCTGCAAGGGCCGCCGTGTCCGCCTCGGTCAAAAGGCCGTTTTTTTCAAGAAGTGGAACGACCCTCTTCCATTCTTTTTTCGCCAGCCTGTCTAGAAATGTCGGCGGCTTCAGGCCAATGGCCTTTTTGAATGTTGGTTCGCTTGTATTCAGCTGCCTTTTGCCCGGATTCCCCTGGAGCACATTCAGATTTGTCGGCTTTGGAGCCGGACCTCTCCTTCCCATGTCTTAGCCCCCCTTTCAAAACTTGCGACCATGAAAAGATGACTTCCCACTCGGTCTACGTTCCCTGCGCTGTAGAGATTTGAACCCCCCTCCCCCTCTGGAGAAACCTCTATATTTTGTTTCTTTCATTACCAAATCCACCATCCTCTCTTGCCGTCTTCCTATCATGGCACCTCTTGCATAGTGGCTGCCAGTTGCTCTTATCCCAAAACAGTTTCATATCTCCCTTGTGCGGAACAATATGGTCCACTATCTTTGCCGGAGTTATTTTGTTTTCTTTCATGCACTCGGTGCACAATGGATTCTTTCTCAAAAACTTTTCCCTCTCCTGTTGCCACTTGTAGTTGTATCCTCTCTTGCTCGACGATTCCCTCTCGCCTCTTTTCCTTTTCACCTCGCCTTCATGCTCTTCGCAATAAGTATTTTTTGTCAACTTCGAGCACCCTGGATAGTTACAATTTCTAAATGATCTTTGCGCCACAAAACCACCTCCTCTTTTTCCTTATTCTGTCAATCGAGTTAAACTTATCTTACAATTGTGTTGAACTCATTTGAACCCATACATGCGTTTATGCTTCTTGCTTTTATGCATGTTTGAAAATATCAGTTCCACACTTTTGCATTGTGTTGAACTTATTGCAAAAAATAAAAAAATAAAGCTATATTTTGAACTTTTTCATAGCCTTATTTATGCTCTCCTGGTTTATTCCGATGTACTTTAATGTGACACTCGGATGCGTATGGTTAAATATCTGCTGCAGCGTAACTATGTCACCTGTCTGCCTGTAGAAATGGTATCCAAATGTCTTTCTCAGCGTATGAGTCCCGATGCTCTCAAGCCCGAACCTGTCACCTGCCGCCTTCAATATCTTGTACGCCATGCTCCTGCATATTGGAGCATTGTAGTTTTCCCTGGACTTGACCAGGTACTCGTCCAGATCCTTGCCCTCAATGTAATTGTTCAGCGCCCTCTTCAGCTCATCATTGATTTCAATGGTTCTTTCCTTCCGGGTTTTCTTTTCCCGAAGCTTGATGTACTTCTTGTTTCTGACATCCCTGACCTTCAGCTTTAGTATGTCGGATATTCTCAGGCCAGTATAAATTCCGCACATATACATGATATAGTCTCTTTCACTCTTCTTTTTTAAGTAGCTGCCTATGTCATATACCAATTCTCGTTCTCTTATTGGCTCTACGAAATTCATACATTCACCTTCTTACTTGTTGATATTTTAAATTTGAGTATGAAAAAAGAGCCCGTAGGCTCTTTATAATCCTGGTATCGTATCTTTTAACAACTTAGCTGCTTTAACTATCTTTGCAGTTGTTGTATTTTCGTCGATATATCTAACTCCCATTAACGTAATCTGCATATTATCAATATGCGTTGCTAGTGGAGCCCTACCTCTTCCTCCGCGACTAAAAGCTACTCCTTTGATTAAGCATGCATCTTGCATCATTTCCAAAATATATGCCCATCGTTCACTGCTGATTTCTAGTGCATCAGGTCTAATATCACTAAACTCGGGTTCATTTTCATCAAGAGACTTGTCTAGCTTTTCTAAAACCTTAACAATTATATCATGTGTTTTCATGTACATTGCTCCTTTTCTATTTAATCAGCCTATAACTCTCCCTACTTAATGGTTATGGGCACATTCAGCACAAAATCCTGTTCCAGAATCCCCTGTTTCTCTTGGAAAGACCCTTCCACAATCAGGGCATGTGAAATTACTTCCCATACAATGTTCACAAACATAACCACCTTCTGAATACTCATACGATGCATTTTTATTGCTACACAATACACATTTTGCCATAATACCCCTCCTCTTTTTATATCCAGTATACTCCAATTACAATAGATTAAAAGGGGCAATCCTTCGTCAAATTTTGACATGCTATATCATTTATTTTATTTTCTTATGCACCTTGGCACCATACATACAAAAACCGCATCATAATTGCTCTTATAATAAAAATGTGACAGCCATCTGCATCTGTAGCACTTATGCCTCTCACACTCTTTTTTCTTTTTCTCTATAAGCTCTAACTTCGCTTTTTTATAACTTGCAGCTTCATCCATTAAATTCACCGCCCAATCATTATACAAATCAGAAAAGCAGCCCTCTTGGACTGCCCTCAACCTTGTTTGAAAGAAATAGTATATTCAATTTTCACAATTCCATAATATCATCTGTAATGCCTTCCAACACACTCATTCCCCTCGCCTTTTCAACGCCAAAACCTCACTACTGTAATACTGTTCTTATCTTCCCTAGAGCTCTCTTCTTTTTCTCTCTTAAAGCGGTTTCTCCTAAGTGCAAGCATGAACACAATTTATACCATTGTTTGCCCTCTATAACTTGCATTTGTATCACTTGCCTTTCCTCTTCATCCAGCGCTGATAAAGCCTTATTTATAATATCCAGCTTATGCTTTGCCAGGTATATTTCTTTTTCTATTTCAATCTTTTTCAGTACTATGTCCTCAACCGGCTTGCTCATATTTGATGTTTGAACACGGTCAACTGTGTAGTCTAAAGCCGATACCCCCACATCATCTATATTTTTTAACTGCTCCTGAAGTATTTCAATCCTTGTCTCAATTACCCTATATTCTCTTAATGTTTTTTCTACGTCTTTCAAAAGTATTCCTCCCCACCTGCTTTTCCTATCAAAAAAAGACACTCCCAGCCCCATCATAACTGGAAGTGCCTCCGTTACTCGGTCAGCACAAACTATTTAATTTTTTCCTTGTACGTGTTTTTCAGGCTTATTACCAATTCGCCATTTGTATGTCTTACTCCAAATTCAAAAAAGTCTATATTGCCTACTTTGTCCACCATGTCTATAAGATCTTCAACCTTTTTATGAACCTTTGCCTTGATGTCTTCCTTCTTTGCCATATATGTATTTCCCCCCTATCTTGGTACTTTCGATAAAACCAGTTGCACTATTTCAAGCAGTTCCTTCTTGCTTGGATTTATTTCTCTTTCATATCCATCCTCAAAACTCACTTTTTTCACTTCAGCATGTTCTCCTGATTTTACTATTCTGAATTCTTCCCTTTCCACTATACTCACCCCTTATTAATCCTCATGTTTTAAAATTTTCAATAGAGTTTCAGCTTCAATTTCAGCCTTTTCATCCTCTATAATAGCTTTAAGGTCTTCCCCCTCAAAATATCTCCTCACTATCTTTTCAATCTTAGGGCTAATGCTTTCGTATAAAATCCCCATGCTTCCACCTTCTTAAGTCTCCAATTTTCCAATCGCCTCTTGGATCTCTTCGTCATTCCTCCATCTTTCATAAAAGGTATTTACTATCTCTCTGTTTCCTTCTGGCGAATCTTCCGTCACATAGCATTCCTCCAGAAATGTTTTGATTTCATTCAGCAGCTTAACTTTCATATACTTCACCCCTATGCCTTTTGAATCTGTATGGTCGAGCCAATATCCGTTTTTATAAAACTTTCCATTCTCCCAAAGCTGTTTTTAAAGAAGAGCAGGTCTTTTGTTGCAAACTCGAATTTGAGTTTTTTTATTTTGCTTCCTCGCCCGGATAAATCAATTATTTTGTATTTTCGTCCTTCATCAAGCTTGATTTGCTTTTTAGCTCTCGTAGCTGCGAGCCGTTTCTTGTAGCTATTCTCCTGCAATGACATTTGTTCATCCCCTTTTTGCCCTTCCAGCCCCATAGGTGTTGTTACGTCTTTGCTTAATTTTGTGCATTAACTACTACTTCCACTCATTCAATTCCTTATACATTATTTGTAATATTCTGCTTGAAATAGTTTTATAAAGCGTATTAATTTAATAAAAGGAGCGTGATTAATATGCTTTATAAAGATACACTTATACCTCTTGATAGAAATACAAGAAAAGTTTTAAAAGTTCTTATAGAAGAAACTCCCCATGATAAGAGATTCCATTTTTTTGAGAATGCTGAGCAAATACAACCTAAAATAAAAGACTTAAATCTAAACGAGGTTGAAAAATATTTGGGCCTTTTATATCGAGGTGAATTAATACACGGCACCTATGTGGAAGTTTATAAACTAACTAAATTTACACTAACACTCGAAGGTGAAAATTATTTCAAATTAGAGCGTAGCCTATGGTTTCAAAATGCAATATATTCTGTAGCCACTGGCGTAGGCATCGGTGTAACTGTCGGCTTTATTCTGTCACTATTAGCCGCTTAGCATAATTAACATGTTAAACGTATTTGCTTTTCAAGCTTAAAACTATTCCTTGTGCAAAATCAGAGTAATCCACCATTTCTTCATCTTTTGCACTATCTTATTATTTTTCTCTTTCCCTCTTTTTCTTGTAGCCTCTTATATTTTCTTTTTTCCACACCTCAACCTCTTCCGGCAATCCTTGCACTCTCAATTTAACCATTTCATACCTCCATATTTTTTCTAATACACTCAATACAATATTCTTCAAGCGCCACTCCACCGCCTATTTCAACCGTTTCCACATAATAGTTTTCATATGCCTGGATTGTTCTTTCGCACTTGGAGCAGATCTTGGTTCTCTTTTGCTTTGGCGATTCGATAAAGTGAATCATGGCATCATCCTTTCGCCTGGCTATCCATTTCCCTAAAGTCCTGATATCGTGTCAAAAAGTGAAAGCTGCTTTTCTTTCGGTTCCTGTCTCTCAACCTTTTTCACCGGCTGCATTCTCCAGCTGTCGTCGTATTCTTTCGACTTCACCTGCACTCTTGCCTGTGGCTCTTCATTTTGCACTGCCTCTGTTTTCAGCCTTGGAGCGGGCTTTTGCCCTTGTACCGCATTCTTGTTTGTCTGCACTACCTCGACGGCTGCGGCCAGCCCCCTGTCAACAAGATGGTTTCTTATTCGCTCTGCTGTCTTCTTTGTAATTCCTCTGACATTGTGGTTGTATATTACATATGTCACTTCACCGATGGTCAGACGAACCTTGCAGCAAGCCCATTCGTCCTTTTCACGGGGCTCTTTAATGCATTTTGAAATCTCTTTCCTTCCGCTTACGCTGATTCCGAAAGGTCCAAGCTTTCCTCTCAGATCTTCTCTCTCGTCACTGCTCAATTCATAGGTTGACCAGCCGTATGAGCTAAGCTTGTTGACTTTGAACTGCCTGCCGTCAACCTCTATGAATGCGCCTTTCCTGGATTTCTCTGGGCTGAAAAAATTTATGCCCTGCCTCAGCTTCAGCCTATAGGTGCATTCATTTTTCAGGTTCTCATACTGATTCACGCAGTAGCCTTTATCTGAGCATTCCATGTACAAATGGCAGCAATCAAAACTCATATCATCACCTCTTTTCACGAGTTTCTTCGGCGCTTCACTCCTGTTCATGCTTTTTTCTAAATTTCTTTGCCTGGTTTTCGAGTATCATAGCCTCAAATTCATCTGCGCTGTATTTTTGCGACCTTTGCTCCTTGAAGTGGAATGTGTTTTTGCTGTAATCAATCCCAGCCTGCTTCTGTTCCTCTTTCTTAAACTCCTTGTCATACTTGCCTTCAAGTACCTTTGCCATGTTGTTTTCTTTCATGAACCAGTCAAAATCTGCCCACTTGCTGCTGTTATCCGCAAGGTATTTACTACCGCTGATTTTCTCAAACAGCTCCTCGAATACTTCAATCCTGTTTCCATACTCCCTGAATCTGGCCTTTATGTGCTTTTGCCTTTCTGCAGTCATTTTCCGTATCTGAGGGAATTTATCGCATGTCTCGTTGAACATATCCTGAATTTTTTTATAGGGCACTGGCGTTTCATTTTTCCCTGCTGCATCTTCTTTTAAAATCTCTGTAGTAGTCTCTGTAGTAATCTCTGGTATTGCTTTTTCCTTTTCGCCCTTTCTAGCATCTTTTTCGACCCTTCTATTTTCTTTTTGCTCTTTCGAATTTTCTTTAAGACGTTTCGTATTTTCCACTTCGCCCTCGGGTTGTTCCGGCTTTTTATTTTGAATTTCTCCATTTTGAATCTGACTTATATCAGCCAGTTTTATGCTGTATCCATCCAAGTTGTATCCAAGGGCCAAAAGGTCCTTTTGGATTTTTGCTATGTTGACCCTGTACTGGAGCACCCTGTCCATTTTTATCTTTGGGTTTCTCCTTTGGTCAAGCCATCCCTTGTCTACAAGCTCCTTGAGGTACGTCCTCATGGCCTTCGGTTTAACGCCTATCATTGTTTCATCCGACAGCTCTTCGGCCTTTTTGTATATCCAGCCGTTGCTCAGCTCCATGCGCGGGATGCCATCTTCATCCGTCCCGAATTTCATGTACCTTTCTTTTTCCTCGACTATGTATGCGTCTATGTCTTTGACTTTTTCGCACCAGTAGATCATCTGGCCAAGCACTATGGCCAGTTTGAAATCTCCAGTCAGTTCAACCAGCTCTTCTTTTATTACAACCCGTTTAAGCTTTTTCATATCATGCACCTACCTTAACTTGATATGCAGCAAAGCGAGGACTATAATCCCCGCTGCCACTGCCGCCTTAACCGCAAACCCTGCTTTTCTTTTTTTCATTCGCCTTGTATGGATCTGTTCTATATGCACACCCATCAGCTCCTTTTGTGCCACTTCTTTTCGTCCAAAAACTTCTTTGCAAACTTCTCGGTGCTTCTCCTTAGATTCTCATTGCTTCTTCTGTGCCTTGCCTTTTCAGCCCTGTCTCTTTTCGACATTCAAAACGCCCCCTTTAAAATGGAATATCATCGTCATCAAAATTAACTGGCTCGTATCCGCCTGGTATTTCCGGCTGCGACCCGTTTGTGCCCTCGTAGCCCCCTGGCTTGCCCAAGAAATCCACGCTTTCGGCAACAATCTCCGTTATATATTGCTTTGCTCCCTGGCTGTTGTCATACGACCTTGTCTGGAGCCTTCCCTTCACGCCCGCCTGCTGGCCCTTGATCAGATATTTTGCGCAGTTTTCCGCCAGGGCTCCCCACACCTGAATCCGTATGAAATCGGCCTCATACTGGCCCTCTCTATTTTTAAACGGCCTGTTGACAGCTACCGTAAAAGTCGCAACCGCCTTGCCATTTCCCGGGATGTATCTAAGCTCCGGGTCTCTCGTCAATCTTCCTATCACTACAGAGCAGTTCATCTATCTTCCTCCCGCCGCTTTTAGCTTCATTTCGTTTTGCATTTTCAACACAATGAGCCTATCCACCGCTTTTGACTGTCTCATTGTTTTTTCATGTCCAAGTCCAAAGATACCAACTATTGAATCAAGCTTTTTCTGCGCCCTCATAAGCCTTGCATCCAAATCCATGCCTAGCACTCCCCTTCCTAGTCAAACACTTCTTCAAGGTATATTACGTCCCAGCACTCGCCTGTCTTGTACAAGTTGAAAATTATATATTCATCGCCATTACCATCGAAGCCGCGCTCATTCACTCGCAGTTCAAAGGTATCGTCCAGGTCAAAGTCGTATTCTCCGCCGCACGCTTCAATGTCCGCTTTCTTTTTCGCCTTCTCTTTCTCGGTGAATCTCACTGTATATACTCTGACGGCGTTTTCTCTTTCATCAACTGAAAGCACTTCATATCCTGCCGCCTGGAGAATCTTTTTTGGTGTTATAAGCATAATTGTCCCTCCGTTCTTTCCGCTCTACAGTTTCTAATTTTGCGATATACTTCTGACTCTGAAATACCGTACATCATTCCTATTTCAGTACATGTCAAATGCATTTCATCTTTGAATTTAATCATGTCATCCACGTCTTTTTCATCCAGCACCCTTCGCACCTTTGGAGATATTTTTTTGTTTTCCAATACCAAATCCAGTACATGAAAGGCCGTTTCTACTGTAAATCCGTTCTCAATGGCTATCCATAGTGCTATATAGTTTTCGATAAGATCCATTGAATGCATTTTTTAAAACTCCTTCCAGTGTGGTATAATGGTTTTACATTAAATTTTGTGAATGCCCTTTTTGGAGTTGCAGCTCCTTGAGGGCCTTTTCCATTTTTGCGATAAACTCAAGCCTTGCCGTGTACTGCCTGAATCTGTTTCCTTTCAAAATCGGGCATTTAATATTCAGCTTCCTAATATCTCTAACAATCACAGCACTCCCTCCTTTCTATCGTCCTATAAGCTCCACCCTTTCCTGCCTCAACTGTTCAATTCTTTCGTGTATTTCAACGCATCGTTTTTCACTTCCAGGCTTGCCGAATATCTCCAGGTGCTCCAATGCAAGCTTTGTATGCTCCCCCGCTATTGCGATGACCCTGTTTTCTATTTCTTCACAAGTCACAATTTCCACCTCCAATGCCTATAGTCTCCTTTTAAGGGATATAACTGGCCTTTCATTCGAATTCTTGAATTGCTTTAAAAATTTGACATTCCAGGGCTAAAATTTTTTATTTCAGGCCAAGTTACTCAAAAACATTAAAGCCATCGCCGCGCCTGCTACGTCTCCAATCTCTTTTGCTATGCCTTTCCATTCTTCTTCCTCATGCTCGTCGATAATTCCGTCACAAGCTATTTCAATCATGCTATCATTGACCTTTCGCATGTCTGATATTTCCTTTTGGAGCTTCAGGACTGATTTTGCAATGTCCGAAAATTCAACGTCCGGAAGATATGTCCTGCCGACAAGAGTGTTTTCTTTAAGGTGCATGTAGGCAAGGTGTTTTGCATCATATGTTCTTACCATTGCGCATACAACCTCATCACTAGGAATCCTTTTGCCGGTTTCATAGTCTGCAAGCGACCTCACGCTTACGGTTAGAATCTCCGCTGCCTGTTCTTGTGTAAATCCTGCATTAACTCTGGAAGTTTTATATATGTTCCTGCATGATTTAGACATTCACTTCATCTCCTCTCAAATGTAAAATTTAAGTATAAGAAAACTCACCCCTTTTCACCTTTCTTTCCATCAAAAATCCATTCCACTTCAAAACTTTTCTATCGGCTCCCTCTTGGGAGCTCTTTTCATATACATATTTTCTCTTATAGCTTCAATTCTTTTACGTTATCTAAATCTGAAAGATCCTTTCCGTCTATGCGTTCCATAAATTTTTCAATTTCCTTTTTCCTGACCTTGATTCTTCCAAGCCTAGTTGCTGAAAGAAGATTTTTTTTAATCAGATCATATACAGCATTTGGATTCATTCTTAGGATCTTTGCCGTCTCAGACACAGTATATAAGTAGTCACTTGGCATCGGGTATGGTTCAGATATAGATTCCATGATTTTCTCTAAAATATTTAACTCGTTAACAGATTCCCCTTTTGCTTTTTTACTGTTCACTATTGTCAGCTCCTTTTCGTGTTGTTCCTTTTAGACACTATGGATTTAAAAAAATATCATCTCTTTCATAGTTTAAAATTTTCTTTATTTTTATTACTATTTTTAAAGATGGATTTTTCTTTCCCAATTCTATGTTTGTATACGCTGCCCTTGATATACCTATCATATCAGCTATTTGTTGTTGCGTTAATTTTTTTTCTTTCCTAATTTTTCTAAGCTTCTCCCTCAAAGATATCGCCCCTTTTCGTGTCTTTTCGGAACATTTCCTATAACTATATATTAGTGCCTTAAAGACACTACGTCAATACTTTTTCTAAAAAAAGTTCATATTAGACACATTGGTTTATTTTAGACACATTTTAATCTAAAATAGTAAGATAGGAGGGGGTGTTTTTGTAGATGTTTTCAGAACGATTAAAAACCTTAAGAAATGAAAAAGGATTAACTCAACAAGATATAGCAGATATTCTTGGGATTGGAAGAGCAACAGTTGCTGGTTACGAAACAAAAGGTAAACAACCAGATTATGAAAAACTAACACTCCTTGCCGATTACTTTAATGTCTCCACTGACTACCTTCTTGGAAGAACCGACCAGCGTAAACCATGCTCTACAGATAAACCGATTACCAAGGCGTACCATAATCTTGATGCTGAGGGACTATCTGATGAGGATATAGAGAAAGTCGAAGAGTATATAAGGCTACTAAAGATGAAATACCATCCTGATGGGACTTTGAAAAAGTAGTCATAATAAAATAAATAAAAATGCTGTTATCATGACAGCTTTTTATTTTCGACATTTATTGACATTATTTTTCATAAATGTAATGTTTTCAAGGAGGAGACTGTGTATGATTAACCCTGTAATAATCCTTCAAAAAGAATTGAAAAAGTTACAAGAATTTGCTGAAGACAATAAAAAAAATTTTAGTAACGAAGAAATAACAAAGCAAACTTTGATTCTACCTTTTATAAAAATATTAGGTTATGATACTAAAAATCCAAACGAAGTAAAGGCTGAACACTCTCCTGAAAATGCTTCTAATATGCTTAAGGTAGACTATTGCATAAATGCTAACGGCAGGGACTGCATATATGTCGAAGCCAAGCCATATGGCAAAAATATATCCAGAGACATTGATCAAATGAAAAGATACTATGACAATTCTGTCTGCGTTGAATATGGCCTATTGACAAACGGCACAGACTATTATTTTTTCACAGGGCTTAAAGAGTCAGATAAGATGTATCCCTATCCATTTTTCTCTTTCAATCTAATGGATTATTCTATAGATGACATTGAAACTCTAACGATATTTATGAAAAATAAGTATAACAATAGGGATATGAGGCTCATAGCCCGTGAAAACAGGTTGATAAATAAAATGTATAAAGGGATTTATGAGCTTCTTGGTAATCCGGATGAAATAAAAGATTTTCTTGCAGATGAATTTAAGGGTATGGAAGATGAAGACTTCAGTCGACTTATTTCGGTTGCTGTAGAAAGAGCAATAATAAAAAAGGGCGATGAGTATGAAGAAGAGCGAAAGCAGCAAGTCGTTCTTAAATATTCAGAAAACCAGCTTCTCAGCCTTGGACGATTCAAATACATAGAACCTTTAAATCACGAGATATTCATCCCTGACAGAAGTAAGTTTGAAATGATACTGCAAACATCCAAAGATGATTATTGTGTTGAAAAAGGAAATCCCACAAGTGACTTTTTTGTATCTGCTATTTATACAGATAATAAAAATATCAAAGGTTTTTTAATTGGACACTTTTTAGGTGAATTGGATGAAAACGATGAAGAAGATATATCTTTATACTGCACACCTGCAAATGATATAGCTCCCTTTGTAAAAAACAATCCTATTGTAAATGAAAATGGCTTTATAAATGCGAGATTTTTGAAAAGAACAAGCAGGAAAAATCAAAGTATATCATATTCTCTTCAAAGCAGCATTAGCGGGGTATCATTTAAAAATTTTCCTAAATTAGTTGTTGAAATGAACAATTTTGATGAATTCTACGAAGAATTTTTTTCAAAATAAGTAAATCAGCATTTCAATTGTTTTTTCATACAAATCCATTACAAAGCATATCACAACCTTAATGCCAAGGGATTGTTTGATGAAGATATTGAAATCTGTTGAAATACAAGTATCTAAAAACACAAAACTACTGGAGCTTATCGACAATAAAGTTGATGTCATAAATAAAATCGACGATATAAAAGCTCCTAATGCAGATCGACAAATTGATATTTCAAGGGATATTAAGTTCATAAAACACAAAATGCGCGAAACCGAAGAAAATGTTTTTATAATAAAAAGACAACTTAAACTAGCTAAATAAAAAATGCTGTCATGATAACAGCTTTTTATTTTCGACATTTATTGACATTATTTTTCATTAATATAAAAAAATACAAAAGGAGATGTTTAATATGTCTAACTGCCCTTATTTTGAAAAATTTCTTGTACAGAAAGGATTTGCCTCTAAAAAATATGTATATGTTTGCAACAGCTCTAATGCTAAACAAGCTGAACTTTTCAATAAAAAACCTATAATATTCAATGCAGTTTCTGATTGTGGGAATTATAGTCACATCCTTAATTACTGTGATAACATTCATAAGCCTGATACACATAAAACCTGTCCATATTTTGTTTCTCAAACAAAATCTATAATTAAAACTCAAAATACCAAGAAATGTCCACATTCTATAAGAGTAGGCAATGACCAAGCTGCTAATTATGGATGCAATCTTACCGGAAACACAGTACATCTAGAACATGTTATATCTCTTAACGAGTTTGCTCAAAGATTTAAACAATGTGCTAATGGCGGACATGGATGTAAAATCTTATGTGAAAAATAGTTAAACAAACTTGTAACTTATACAAAGTTCTAAAATTTAGCTTTTCTATTATTGGAAAATAAATCGACATAGTCAAAACTTAATTTGTGTACAAACAAGGGATAAGAATTATGCTTATCCCTATTATATAAGGAGTGATTTATAAAAATGAAAAAAATATTTATTTTGTCTGCTGACTGTATTGAAAATCTAAAATACAAAGAAGAAATGATAAACACCATAAAAGAACTTACGACTACTGATGAAAACAAAGTTCTAATAACTTCTCATGATGAAACTAGACTTTCAAAATTAAAAGATAATTTACAGCTAGAACCCAGTAGCAATTTTGCCTATGCTAATAGGCATATTGTGAATAATTTTATAGAAGATAAAGAAAAATCTTATTTTGCGGTACTTGGAAATAAAACTGTTGATATGAGGTTTGCAGCGCGTAACAAATTATTGTTTCTATCTCCAACTTGGACTGTTCAGGATGATGATGCAAAAAAATACGGAATACCTATAGATAACCCTGATATATTTTATAAGTTCGCAAAAACTTTAAATAATCAAAACCACTTCTTTACAAAAATGATACTTCCCGATGAAACACGTGTTTTTTCTATTATGGATGCACGTCATAAAGCTTATGCAAAAAATTTAGCAGAAAAAGATTTAGTTGAAAATTTCGAGCGAATTTTAAAAAAGAAGCAGAAAAACAGAACCTATTTTGAAATTTTACTTTATCATTTTCTTGCAACAATTTCAAATAACAACCCTCTATTCAGTACATTAGACGACTGGTGTATAGCGCCTTCTTCAGGGCAAGACTTAAATAGATATATGCTTTATTTTAAAGAAGTTGCTCGTTGTATGATGGGAAAACAAAATCCACGTTCTGAAGCTTTTAAAGACTTTCCAAATATGTTTATACGTCACACTTTAAATAGCAAGAGCCAGAATATGAACTCTAATACCCGTATACAAAATGGATGCATCTCTCATTTTGATACAATTTGTATAAATAAAATATATAAGAAAAAACTTAAAAATAGAAATATAATAATTTTTGACGACTATCTTACTCATGGAAATACCTTTGAATCTCTTAGAAACCTTCTTAGAAGTCAAGGTGTTGGTAATATCGTTCTTGTAACGCTAGGAAGTTTTTGCTCTAGCTATAAGTATCAAGAATATGATATAATGGGGGATGTTTTTTCTCCTGGATACAAATATAAACTAAACAGGAAAGAAATTGTTACCCCTAAAAACTTTATAGAAGCAAAGGATGAAATATCCAATTTATATGATATATTTAATTTAGGACAGTAA